CATAATAACTTCATAGGATATTGTGCAGGATGCTTCAACACCACTGGATCTATTAATAACTTCTTTGGTCCTGCTGCAGGAAGAGACAACACTACTGGATCTTGTAACAACTTCTTTGGTTATTCCGCAGGATACCGCAACACCACTGGAAATGAAAATAACTTCTTTGGTTCTTATACAGGAACATCTAACACCACTGGAAGTTGTAATAACTTCTTTGGTCGTCATGCAGGAAGAGCCAACACCACTGGAAATCGCAATAACTTCTTTGGTGATCTAGCAGGAAGATCCAACACCACTGGTTCTTGTAATGTCTTCTTAGGAACTTATGCAGGATTCGCCAACGGCACTGGATCATCTAACAATATGATTGGTCGTGGTGCCGGTCGTTGTGCAACGGTCACTGGAGAACATAATAACTTCTTAGGAACTTATGCTGGTAAGTGTGCTTCTGGTTCTGGAACTTATAATAACTTCTTTGGTTTATGTGCAGGATTCTCCAACACCACTGGAAGTTGTAATAACTTCTTAGGTAATAGGGCAGGAGTCAATAACACCACTGGAGGTAATAATAACTTCTTTGGTAATTGTGCAGGATTCGCCAACACCACTGGAATTAATAATAACTTCTTAGGTCTTAATGCAGGAAGACTCAACACCACTGGAGGTAATAATAACTTCTTAGGTCTTAATGCAGGATACTGCAACACCACTGGAAGTCAAAATAACTTCATTGGTAATGGTGCAGGACAATTCAACACCACTGGAAGTTTTAATAACTTCAGTGGATATTTGGCAGGAAGATTCAACACCACTGGATTTAATAATAACTTCTTTGGTGATCAAACAGGATGTTCAAACACCACTGGAAGTAATAATAATTTCTTAGGTGCTAGTGCAGGATGGAACAACACCACTGGAAATAATAATAACTTCTTTGGTCGTCGTGCAGGATCCTCCAACACCACTGGAAGTTTTAATACCTTCTTAGGAACTTATGCAGGACGAAACAGCACCACTGGATCCTGTAACATTGCACTTGGTTATAATGTCCAACTTCCAAACACCACAGGAAGTAATCAGTTAGCAATTGGCGTTGATGCCAATACTTGGATCAATGGAGATTCAAGTTTTAATGTCGGATTTGGAACTACTGTTCCGTCAGGTGCTGCTGATCCTGGTAATACTCAAATCGTTAATGCCGGTATTGTAACCGCTAATTTCTATTATGGTGATGGATCTAATCTAATAAACTTACCTACTTCTGGATTTGAGCAGGATGCAGATGGAAACCTAATTGCCGGTGGTGGTGCTGGTGGTTCTTATGATCCTTCTACTGGAACTGCCTGCTTTAATATCTTTATGGGATGTAATGCTGGTAATAGCATTACTGAAGGTGATTATAATAACTTCCTTGGTAATTATGCAGGAAGATTCAACACCACTGGATTTAATAATAACTTCCTTGGTAATTGTGCAGGAAGAAACAACACCACTGGAAATAATAATAACTTCTTAGGTAATAGTGCAGGAAAATGCAACACCACTGGAAGTAATAATAACTTCCTTGGTGTTAATGCAGGATGGAACAACACCACTGGAGGTTTTAATAACTTCCTTGGTTTTCAGGCAGGACTCTCCAACTGCACTGGATTGTTTAATAACTTCATTGGTTCTAGTGCAGGATGGAACAACACCACTGGAAATTATAATACCTTCTTAGGTAATAGTGCAGGATGCAATAATTCAACAGGTAGTAATAATATTGCGTTTGGTTATAATGCTGGACAAACATCTGGATTTGGTGGATTTTTTCCATCAGGATTGATTAATCTGACGACAAGTAGCAATTGTATTGTTATGGGTAATGCAGATCATTCATGTGCCGCAATACAAGTAGCATGGACAGTTATTTCTGATATTAGAGATAAGTGTGTTTATGGTGATGTACCTCATGGAAGAGGATTCTTACAGAATATTAATCCTATCAAATATTCATTTAAGAATAGAGAAACGAATGAGGTTACTGATGAAAGAGTCAGATATGGATTCAGTGCTCAAGAGGTTGCAGAACTTGAAGGTGATGAAACAATCATTGCATCAAAATCTAACATAGATAAGTGGGGTGTTACTCATGAGTACTTACTTCCTGTTCTTGTTAATGCAATCAAAGAACTTGATGTCGAAAACCAAGAACTCAAAGAAAGATTATCTTCACTGGAAGAAAAAGTTAATTCTTTACTGAATAATTGATTTTATGGTATAATATATAATAGTATTGAATGATAAATGAATGGATAAAACTTTTTATTTTATGGCAGGGCTTCCCCGTTCGGGAAGCACTTTGCTTTCTTCAATCTTAAATCAAAATCCAAGATTTTATTCTGGACCATCAAGTCCAGTTCTTGGTGCAATGTTTGCCGTAGAGCAAAACTTTATGGGTAATGAGTTGTACCATGGATATCCAAAACCAGATCAAGTCAGAGAGATCATTGGTAGCATTCCACATCATTTTTATAGTGATGTTCAAAAACCAGTTGTCTTTGATAAAAATCGTGCATGGACTGCAAGAGTTCCTTATATTGAAGGGTACATTGGACAACAGGCAAAGATTCTTGTTCCAGTTCGTAGAATAGATGAGATTCTAACTTCTATTCTGACAATGATTCATCGAAATCCTTTTCAGGAAGGCCAACCAAGAATTAATTTTGTAGATGAACAATTAATCAAAACTGATATACCTATTAATGATTTGAATAGATGTATGTATCTTCTAAATGATGGTGGTATTGTTTATGAGTCACTGAATGCAATTATGATGGGATTCCAACAAAATGTAAGTGACAAAATGCATTTTGTGGACTATAATGATCTTGTAGATAATCCTGAAAAAATAATGGAAGACATCTATGATTTTCTTGGGGAAGAGTTTTATGATCATGACTTTGGATCAATCTCAAATATTCATAGGGAAGATGATTTGATAACTTATGGACTAAGTGATATGCATCAGGTTCGTTCTGAGGTCAAGAAAACTTCTTCTCCACCAGCATCAATTCTTCCAGAAGAAATTCTTGATCTTTATGAAAAAAACAAAAGACGACTTGAGTTTTGGGGAACACCTGATATTGTTACGGTAACCCCTAAGGTAAAGGCACCACCTACAAAGGATAATAATATTATCTTTAAATAAATAATAGAGATTTAACTAAAATAAAATGGCAATTACACACACAAGAACAATTGAAAATCTTGAAGTCAGAAATGATGGAAACAATATAGTTTGTGATATTCAAGTTAAATGGGTATCCTCTGATGATTCTGATGTAGAAAGAACTACAATTGAAGGTTCTGAAACTTATCAAGTTAATTCTGAAGATGTTACTCCAGATTCTGAAGGATTTGTTGCATTTGCAGACTTGACTGAAGAGATTGTATTGGGTTGGATTGCAGATGAACTTGCAGAAGAAAGAGTCACTGCACAACACACTTCTTGGATCAATTCTGTTCTTAATCCCCCAGCACCTGCTACAGTAAACAAAGAAACTCCTTGGTAATTTTATGGCAAAACTTAAGTATTCTATATTTCATGTTCAAGGTGGGTTTGGTAAACATATTGCCGCAACAGCAGTAGCTAAATGTATTAAAAACAATCATCCAGGTAGACAACTTATTGTTGTTTCTGTCTGGTCTGAAATATTTCAAAATCTTCCATTTGTAGATAGAGTATATCAACTTGGCAATACAAGTTATTTTTATCAAAGTTATATTGAAAATGAGGATTCAATAATTTTCCATAATGAACCTTATTTCACTACTGATCATATTCATAAAAAACTGCCTCTGATTCAAACTTGGTCTAAGATGTATGGATTAGAATATCGAGGTGAAATGCCAGATATTAAATTTAATCCTTTACAGAAAAAGATTGCAAAAGAATTTTGGGAAAGTCGTGCAAACGAAAAACCTATTATGGTTCTTCAAACTAATGGTGGAATGTATAATGAACAGAGACCATATCTATGGGCAAGAGATATGCCTGTGGCACTTGCACAAAAACTTGTAGATCATTATTCTGATAAGTATCATATTTTTCAAGTCAAAAAACCTTCTTCTGAAGCATTAAATGGTGTGGAAGTGGTTCAAGATCCAATGAGTAATATGGAACTTGTAAGTATCTTACTGAATAGTGAGAAGAGAATACTTATTGATAGTTGCCTACAACACGCAGCAACAGCATTGAAATTGCCTTCTGTGGTATTATGGAATGGAACTAGTCCAAAGGTCTTTGGATGGGATATACATACCAATATTCAAGCAGAGAAACCTGCCAACTTTAAACTTCCAAATAGTTATTTGTTTGACTTTGATTTTACTGGAGTAGAAGCAGAGTATCCTTATGTGGATGAGGATGAAGAAATCTTTAACTTTGATAAAATTATAGAAGCAGTTGATAAATGAATGTTATTGGACTTTATGGTGCGATTGGATGGAATGTTTTAATTTCTGATAATCCTAGTTTGAGGGAACAAACGAATGAAAGTTGGACACATGGTGCAAGTGTGTCTTTATTTTCTAATGGAAATCATGTAACTAGTATCAGTGAAGAAAGACTTACTGGTATTAAATATGATGGAAACTTCCCACGAAAATCGATAGACTATTGTTTATCGACAGGGAATCTTTCTAAAGAAGATATTGATGTAGTTGTCGTTCCATCGATGGCAAATATAAACTTCTATAAGAATTATATTAATCAAACTCTTCAATCTAAACTTAAAAGATATTTCCCAAAAGCAAAAGTTGAGATAGTATCTCATCATATGTGTCATGCATATTCATCAGTGTTCTCTTCAGATTACAATGAAGGGACATTTATTACGATGGATAATGCTGGATCTATTTTATTCAATTCTACTGGAAATGCTTTTTCTACAGAGAATCATTCTATAGGACACTTTAATAAAGAAAAAGGTATTTTTAGGTATCATCCCGGTATTCCTGAACTGAATAACTTCGGAAACTATTATTGGATATGGGCATATCAAATTTATATTGAGATGGTTCAGAAACAAATTAATATTACTGATCCAAAGTATCGTGAGACATTCTGTGGCAAGGTCATGGGTCTTTCGGCATATGGTAATATAAAAGAGTTTGAAAAAGATTATCGACAAACTTTTGAAGGTATTCCTTCAGTTACATTCAACTCTTTTCCTGGACAGGATTATGTTTATGGAAACATGAGTCCAGAAAACAAAGCAAGAACTCTTCAACATAATTTTGAACAGGGAATGCTTGTTTATATGAAGACACTCAAAGAACAAGGATATATTGATGAAAATCTTTGCCTTGCTGGTGGCGTGTTTCTGAATATTCTCACAAACTCTGTCATTCGTAAGAATGAAATTGTAAAGAATATGCACATCCCACCATTTCCTGATGATACTGGATTATCATTTGGTGCTGCATGTTATGGTGTTTTTAAGGCAAAAGAAAAAGTAACTCTCCCACACAATATTTCACTTCTTGGACGCACTTATAGTGAAGAAGAGATTGAGGAAGCACTTAAAGGGAAAAACTATAAGAAGTTTGATAACTTTGAAGAACTGTGTGAGAAGGTTGCTAAACTTCTTGCTGATAATAAAATTGTTGGGTGGTTTCAAAATCGTTCAGAGTTTGGACCTAGAGCACTTGGTTCTCGTTCAATTCTGATGAACCCATCATTAAAAGAAAATAAAAAGACAATCAATACTCGCATTAAACATAGAGAAGAGTGGCGTCCATTTGCGGGTATTATGCTTGAAGAATATCAAGAAGAATACTTTATAGATGTATATCCAAATGAATATATGCTATATTCTCTGGTAGTAAAACCACATCAAAGAAAGAAACTTGGTGCGATCACACATAAAGATTTCTCATGTAGAATTCAAACTGTAAATGAAAAGTTGCATCCAGAAGTTACAACACTTCTTCAAAAATATAACAAAGAAACTGATTGTCCGGTTCTTTTAAATACTTCTTTCAATGATAATGGTCAACCAATTGTAGAGAATCCAAAGGATGCTATTAAAACTTTTGAAAGTATTGATATAGATTGTCTTGTAATTGGAAATTATTTTTTAATCGGAGATTAATTTATGAATTTTAAAGTATATACAAAAGAAAATTGTCCTCACTGTTATAAGATTAAACAAGTACTAGAGTTGACAGGAACACAGTTCGTATCTTATAATCTTGAAGAGGACTTTACACGGGAAGAATTCTATGCTAAATTTGGTAGGGGTTCTACTTTTCCGCAGGTAGTATGTGACAATAAAAAATTAGGAGGATGTGTTGACACAATCAAATTCCTCAGAGAACAACAAGTCATCAAGTCTTAACATAAATAAAAATGAAGACCACAAAAATCGTGGTATTGAATTCTTGCTTAATGGAGGTAAGAGAAAGCAAACAAAACCATTTCACATTATATTCGAAAAGATGGTTTGCTTTCTGAGATGGAAAGTAAATATTCATTTTGAGTTTTCCATCAAGACATCCCGGAGTAAGAAAAATGTTAGCAACTAGTTTAGTATTTGGTTCATTTCTAACCATTTTATTTCTCATGATGGGACTGATGATTGGTTGGACTGCCAGAGAATACATGATGAACTATCGGGAAATTCCCAAGTTGCATCCAGAATTCTACGATCAAGATGGTAATGTTATTCCAGATGAAGTTTTAGCAGTATCTTTTAATCCCGATTATTTTGACGATAAAGAGTGTGATGATGAAGAGGAGGACTAAATAACAATACCTGTGTGATTCGCAACTATCAGGTAGAGGAGGTGCTTCGGCACCTTTTCTTGTATAAATATTATTGCGGATCACAACAGAGTAGAATGTATTACACTTACGATTATTGACTCTAAAAACTAAATAGGGTATAATCATTTTAGATTTTGAATATTATGACGACAGCAACGAAGAAGAAAACGACAACGACTAAGGCAGTATCATTAGAACTTCCAAAAAATCCATTTGTCTTTGAGGTTTTAGATCTTGTTTCCAAACAGAGAAGTAAGGCAAAGAAGGTTGAAGTTCTTAAGAAGTATGAACATGTTTCTTTAAAAGCAGTATTGATTTGGAACTTTGATGAAAGCATAATTTCTATGCTTCCTGAAGGAGAAGTTCCTTATTCTGGATTTGAGGATCAGGCATCATCAAATGGAACTCTGAGCACTAAAATCACAGAAGAAGTCCGTAGAATGCATGAAATGGATTCATTTTCTATGGGTTCGAGTGATAAGAACGGACACACTACAATTCGTAGAGAGTTTAAGAACTTCTATCACTTTCTTAAGGGTGGTAATGATGCTATGAGTGGTGTTCGTCGTGAAACGATGTTCATTAACATTCTTGAGGGACTTCATCCATTAGAGGCAGAGATTATTTGTCTTTGTAAGGATAAAAAACTTTCCGATAGATATAAGATCACAAAAGAAATTGTAAGTGAAGCATATCCAGACATTACTTGGGGAAATCGTTCATAATTATGGCAAATCAATTGGGAAATGCTCCCATCAAAATAGAAGAGGAACAGTCTATGACCTCATGGACATCATCAGAAAAAGAAAATTCTAAATCCGTATATGGGTGTGATATACTGATAGAGAATGGGACTTGGGAACAAGTATCTACTAAAGATTGTCCTTATGATGCTATGATAATCACTTATGTGGTTGATGGAGAAACGAGATATGATTTGACTCGTAGTCAGAAAGAAGTTCGTATCTTTAATATGTACTGGGATAAGTTTCGTGACAATCTAAAGGGCATTGGTTTTGGTATGGGAAGAACCAATCCAAAACTATGGGGACTGGAACCACCACCCCCAACCAAAAAGCGGAAATAGTTCCAAAAAAGTCGAATAAAAAATCTCCAGCAATTTTTTGGTCTGTAGGGTCGATTATAAAATTGTCACAGCACCTCTTCACAGGGGTGCTTTTTCGTTTATAATACGGGAGTAGTCAATCACAATGACATGACACTCGAAATGATTCCCCTAACTCCATCTGATCTTCAAAGACCAAAAAGAATTTCACCTTTAGTAGATTGTAAATTAAAACTTTTTTTGTCTTGTATTAATGATGTTTTATTTTTAAATCCCGAAAGTATTTCTGCATTATCAGATGATGATCTTTCTCTTGTGGATGATGAAATTTGGTTTTTGTATTCAACACTTAAAGTTAAAAAATCTTATTTTGAGTCTTTAGATTTGCCTGAGTATCATGATGATTATGAACAACTTGAAAAAATTATAAGAAAAATGGTTATTGCAAAAAGATTTATCAAAGAGATTGATAGAGAAAAATACTTTCGTCTTTTTAAAAGGTATGATCTACTTTCCGACAAATATACGAATAGAGAAGAACTTAAATTTTTTATTCGTTCTATTAAATCTGAAATTAATGATTTGTTCACTAGTAAATCTCCTAGAATTTTTTCTAAAATGTGTGAATATATTCTTGATAATTATGGTGATGAAGCATTGAATAAAATGACAACATCCGTTATTTTTAACAAATCTGAGTGTGGGGTTGACTAAATAAGGTATAGGGTCTATAATAGACCTAACGTTCATCCGAGAGATCGGACGCAAGTAAGTCGCGGAACGGAGAATTGGAATGATTTACTACACTTACTACTCTTACGAACCCTTTGGGAGAGGCTACATTGGTAGTAGAGGATGTGAGTGTAATTCAGTGGAGGAGGATAATTATTTTGGTTCCTACGGAGACAAAACATTTAATCCTTCCTGTAAAATCATTCTTACCGAACATACTACGAGAGAGGAAGCAGTTGAAGCAGAAGTAAAACTCCATAAGTTTTACCAAGTTGATACTAATCCTCACTTTGCTAATAAAGCAAGGCAAACATCTGTTTTATTCTCTTACTCTGCTCCAAAAGGAGAGAGATCTGGAGAAAAACATCCTTGTTTTGGTAAAGTTCGTGTTACTGACGGTAAAAATGAACGAGTAGTTTATGAGAATGACATTCCTTCTGGTTGGTGGAAAGGTAGAAGTCGTAATCCACAAGAATACACTAATACTAAATCCATAACATATAACAGAGGTAAAATGTATGATGACTTTCTAAAAGATGTAAGTGAAGATAAATCTATTTTATCTGTATCCGATAGAAAACTTGCAGAAGTTTATCAAACATCTCATACTTCTATTCGTCGCTGGAAAAAATCACTCTAATCGTTCATCCCATGTTAGAACTATTATTCTACACAACCCTCACCTGTCAGCAAACTGATGCTATCATCCTGCGTATGCAGAAAAATGAGAACATTAGTAATGCCTTTAGGGTTGAGTTGGTTGAGACAATGAAGGAGTCAAATCCTGAATGTTATTGGGACGCAAACGACTAAAGGAACGACTGAAGGAAACACTTTTATAAATAAAAGTGTACGTTCATCCCATCAGATAATGAGGCAGTGCTCTAAATGTTCTGAATATAAACCTTTATCTTCTTTCTACTCTCAAAAGAATAGAAATGGTTCAATCACATTGAAACAACAATGTAAAGAGTGTTATAACAATTCCCGCAAGAATAAGTATAACAGTGATAAAGAATTTAGAACTAAAAGAGCAAAACAAATTCAACAGTATAAAAGTGAAAGAGAATCATCTGATAGTGAATTCTATTTAAGAAAGCATCTATCAAGAAGAATTAGACAAACTTTGGTAAAACAGGGTGAATCTAAAATTCTCTTTAATCAATATGGTATTGATGTAAACTCAATATTGTTGAATATTGGAGAAAGACCTTCTCCAGATTATCATTTAGATCATATTCTTCCAGTTTCCGCCTTTGATTTTACAGACCCATTTCAAGTATGGGCTTGTAATCATAAAGATAATTTAAGGTGGTTGGATTCTAAAAAGAATATGGAAAAAAGTGATAAACATTCTCCAGAAGATCTTTTAAAGTATCTGCAAGAGATGAAATCTGAATGGGACGCAAGTAGAGCATAAGGGAACGGTACGTTCGGAAAGGAAATCATCTCAACCTTTCTGCGTTCTATGCTCCAAGGAACGGGGATTAAAAACCTCTATTACTTTAGGAGTAAAATCATGTCTACTATCACTTATCGTGGTGTTAAGTACAACCCAGAAGCATATAAAGCTGCTGTGTTGGCAGAGCAAACTGCAACTCGTAACCACAATCTCATGTATCGTGGTATCAAAGTCGAACGCAAGTTTGCATCACAAAGTTGACGATCATCGCACTTAACTTTCCTGAGGGTTGCAAGACCCTCTTTTTTTATGCTATAATGGTATCGAAGTAATATAGTGTATGGAAAAAGAAAGAGTTAACTTGATTATTCGCAATTTAGAACTTCTTTTAGATTCTCTAAAGGCAGAAGTAAATTCTGATAGAGATGATAAGGTAGACTATAATCCATATAGTGAATATATTGAAGATTATGATGAAGTCTATGATGAGGAAAATGACTGAAACAAAAAAAGCAAAAGAACTTGTAAAACTGCTTGAAAGACTGATAGAGAAAGATTACCTCTATAGTGAAGAAAACATCAGAGAAATGAAATCACAATTGCGTTCGGTAAAACAACAAATTGCTGACATAGATAAAAATAACTCAAAAGGATTTGGAAAATGAATGTAAAATTGATCAGTGTTACTCCTGATGCGGAGAAAACTATGGCCTATGTTGCGAGAGTGTCAAATCCGAAAAATCAGACCAATGAAAACTATGTCAAGTTGTTGGGTTATTGTATCAAGCACAATCACTGGAGTGTCTTTGAGCAGTCATTCATGACTCTTGAGATTGAGACCACAAGAGGACTTGCAGCTCAAATCTTGCGTCATCGGAGTTTTACATTTCAGGAGTTTTCTCAGAGATATGCAGACTCATCTTTGTTGAGTACAAATATTCCTCTTCCTGAACTTCGTCGTCAAGATACAAAAAATCGTCAGAATTCTATTGATGATATTGATAAATTTAAAGTTCAGAAGTATCAAATGTTGATGCAAGATTATTTTGCACAAGGTATGGATTTATATCAACAAATGCTTACCGATGGAATTGCAAAAGAATGTGCAAGATTTGTTCTTCCTTTAGCAACTCCTACCAGACTTTATATGGCAGGTAGTTGCAGGTCTTGGATCACATATATTGCACTCCGAGAAAAATCAGGAACTCAAAAAGAACATATGGACATTGCCAAAGAATGTAAAAAAATCTTTGTAGAGCAGTTTCCAACTTGCGCCGAAGCACTTGGAGGTTTAGATGTGGACTGGGTATTGTAATGTTCTGAAAGATCTTCAGAATGGATCTAAATATTTTATATTGAGGTGAAAATTTTGGCAACATACCCAATTATTAATAAAGAAACTGGTGAACAGAAAGAAGTCGTTCTGAGTGTTCATGAATGGACAAAATGGTGTGATGATAATC